CATTTGTTAATCCCCTCATCTATTTCGTTCTATAGCATACTTACGTTCAAGAGCCGCCATATTAGCCCCCTCAAAAGTACTGTAATGCTTACTTAGCCCATCTATTATTACTTCTAATTGGTCTACGTTCTCTGCATTAATACAGAGACCTGTTCCTCCGTTCGCTATAATCCTACGTAGCTCACGTTCCTGTAGGGCTGTAGGTTTTAAGTTGTCCGCCTTACATTCAATAGCTAAGAAACATCCTCGTACACAGCACACTATATCTGGGATAGCTGACCTACCGTAACCATTAGCCGCTGGAAAGAAATACCATACATCAGCGGCTTTTAATATGGATACTACCTTATCTTTAACTACACCCTCTTTAGTTCTCATAATCTTCACCCTCTATATCTATGTGGTCTCCCACTCGTGGCATTACTTCGCCTGTTACTTTATTATAATATTCTGCTAACGCTATGCCCTCATACTCTGTGTACCAATGCGCTGGAGGGTCTTTAGATTCTTGCTTGACGGTACTCAACGTACTGATAGGTGCTCCCATTGTTCTAGCCATAGAAGCTAAACTATATCCCCTGCTGTATAAGACTTTTAGTGCTAGTGCAAAGTCAACGTCCCTGTCCATTGTTAATCCTCCCATCTAATAGTTGTTTACGTCTTATCTCATCGCAGTATCTCTCTACCTTTATATTCCTCCGCATAAATTCTATTATGAGTATTGCATTGCCAGATATAGTTATCCTACTTTTCTTATGTGATGACGGATCAAACGCCAACAGCTCTACTATGTAAGGTAGCCAGTCATCTATCTCTTTCTTATTGAATATCTTACTGCCATCTAGCATAACGTACATATGTTTAGGCATCATGTAGCGAGGGTTTACTGCTACTCTAGCCCTTAGCTTTGAGTAGGTTATACCTATGGTCTTAGCTATCTGGTACATATTGTAGGTATCACTACTCCTCTCAGCCTTAAGTGTTTCTATAGATTTAGTACGTGTAAGCTCACGTTTAGGTGTCTTAGGGACTTCAACAATTACACCCTCTGTTCTTAATTTCTCTGCAAGTGCAGCGGCTTTCTTAATAGCTGTGAGTTCTCTCTTGTTTGCATTAGAGACTTCTTTGTTCCTGTGGTAGTAGTTTCTAGCGTCTTCTCTTTTCTTATCTAAGTTATCTCGATAATATTGTTTGCGGTATTCTTTTTCTATGGTATCTTTATCATTCATTGTATTGTTCCTCGATGTGTGCTTTTGCGCTCATATGGGCTACCTTAAAAAAGTAGCCCTCTTTTTTTAGTACACGCCTTTAATTACATCTATCATTATGGTTAGCACTACACCTGCTACCACTAATGCACCCAACATACCCCATATAAGTTCTTTCATACACCCTCCTACATTTGTTGTACTACGTAGGTGCTATCATCTAACTTCATGCCTATATCAGGCACAATCTCACCATACGCACATAGTTTAAGTAACGCTACTCTCTCTGGAATAGGGGGATCAAGTTCAGATACATCATTAAACTTAATCACATCCCCCTGCTTCTGTATCACATTATCCATAGAGGTAGCTACCTTGCTCTTTAAGTCTATCCTTACAGTCATATCGTCTCCTTCTCTACCCAAAATGGGTGATGTTCTTTTTTAGCACATAGGTATGCTTCGTGTGCTTCTTTAGGCGTATCATATACGCCTAAGTATATCTGTTTATCTTTTACTCCTATCTTGGCTTGCCATTTGCTATTATGCTTATTTACCCCTGTATATCCAGAAGTGTTAGCCTTTCGTAAGCTACTTATGTTTTGCCCATTCTCTTTGTTAGTATCTAACCTTAGATTTACTATACGATTATCGGTAGGGTCTTCATTGATATGGTCTACGTCATACTCAGGTATAAAACCATAAACAAACCACCATGCTAGTCTATGTGCTAAATAATCATTCCCATTAAAATGTATGTCTAATCTTTTATCTTTACGCCTATATCCAACAATACTCCCAGCTTTCCATCTACCTTTATTTTTAATACGCGTAAAGATACCAGTGAGGGGGTCGTATGATATGTATTCTTTGATGTTGTGCATGTGAACCTCTGAACGTAGGTTATTGAACGAAAAGTTGTGTGGTCAATAGTTGTTCAAGCTATATTCAGCCGCTAAGCCTAGACCACATAATAATTATAACATATACGCCTTTAATCCACACGTATAACAGAGCCAAATGGGGGCACGGTAGTTTTATTGTCCACAGCCACCCATATTACAGGGCATGAGGATGCTGCTTGTGGAAACTCAATATATAAATCAGTAATTAAGATAATGCACTGAGGCTCTAACTTATTCTTAACTACATAATCAAATACACACAAGCTAGATGACCCACCACCCCCTTGAGGTTTGGTAGATGTGGCTATCCCACTGTAATTATCAGCACAATAAATCTCATGCCCTCTTACACCTGTATCCCAATAGAGTAAGTCTACTTTCTCAGGAGATGTATTATCGCATATAGATACTAACTCTGACAATGCCTTTGATATTGCCTCACCTGATATACTACCTGACGTATCTATAGCGACACATATACTGCCAATACTCTCACTGATCTGGCTTGGTAAGTACATACCATGCTGTAACCATCTTCTATTAGGCTTAGCCCATGTGCTATCCCCCTTACCTACACACACTGTCGATACAAACTCTCTGAGCTGTTCAGCCCAGTCAACCTTAGACTGCATCATTGCATCAAAGCTACGATCTATCTCACCACCTTGCTTACCTGCCAACAGAGCACCTGTACGTACTGCCGCTGTTATGTCCTTAGTCAACTGCTCTTTCTCTAACTCACCTAGGTCTTTAGCTTCCTCCCACTCATGGTCGTCCATAGGCTTACCCTTACCACCTTTACCGCCCTCCTCATCTTCCTTCAACCTAGCGAACACCTCGCCGCTATCTAAGCCTCTATACTCCTCATCTACTAGCCCGCCCTCTGGCATCACAAGGAAGTCGCCCCACTTGTTAAGGTCTTTGATCTCTAGGTTAATCACATAATCACATGCCTGATTGGCTAACTGTGCATCTTCCTCATACAACTTACGCCATACAAATAGGTGCTGGTATAACTTATGCTTGGTCTCATGCAACACTAAGAACCGTAACTCTCCATCAGTAAGACTCTCAACAAAAGCCCTACCGTAAGTAACATCACGCCCATTAGTAGCCGCAGTAGGACATGTATCACTAATCTCTACCTTACCTATCATCAACAACCCTGAGTACGCTAGGGTACGCTTGTCCTGCATCAAAGCTATGTGAGCTTTTGTTATTCTATCTTCTACACTTAATGTCATGCTGTTCCCCTAATTTTAATTGTGCCAGTCTATATACTCTTTGGCTCTATCTTCTGGTGAGTCCTCTAACATCCAAGGCGTATCCTGAACTTTTGAGTCTAAATAAACTCCGTACTTAGAGGCTTTAGCTGAACCTTTTTCTGTTAAAGCGTATGATTCGTTATATGCTTTTCTCTTAGCTTTTTCTTCAGGGGATTGCCTTGTTGCTTTACGCCTAGCTTTAGTGTCAGGGAGTCGGTGGTAAGCCTTCCTCATAGCCTTATATTCAGGGGTATTTCTCTTAGCTTTATATTCAGGTGTTTGTTCATACGCCTTACGTTTAGCTACTACTTCTGGGTTCTCCCTCGCTAGTTTACGTTTAGCTTTAGTGCTAGGAAGTTGTTCGTAAGCCTTACGCCAAGCCTTTTTTTCTTCGGTTTCTGTTGCCATGATAACTGTTCCTTAACTAAACAAGTAACCGTTCTCTACGGCGTACTCAGTGAACTTGCGGTTGGTTACTGCGATGCTACGCTTAGGGCTATTGGCACTCATCACACTCATAGCAAACAAAGCCTGTGCCTCACGTGGCAACCTATTTAAATACGTCATCCAACTGTCAAACGTATCAGTAGCTACATTACTTAACGCCTTACTAACCACTAGACAGATCGCCGCCCCATTAGGAGGAATCATAGTAGTGTCAGGTTTATTAACTATCTCTGACCATGCTGGCATCGTGTTATCCAGCTTAAGTATGTTCATCATATCCATAGTAGCCCTCTCACCTATCACACCGAATAGTGCATGAGTCAGCACTTCTTCAGGCATCTCACGGCATCTCTTAAGTATGTCGCTTGCTTTCTCTAACGATCTAAAGGTAACGAACGCCGCTCTAGGTACTCTTGGGTCATTGATATACTCATTCATATCAGGTCGCTCATAGTCCTCAAACGATGCTGTCATGGCTGGGTATTCTATTACTGTGGCTATTACTACTGGGTCAACACCTGCGTTCTGTGCAAAGTTCCATCTCCATTCCTCACCTGTATGCTTACGCATCTTGACCACACACATTCTATTACGTGAGTGGGGCTGAATGTTATCACCGATACCCTCTACTGCTAGGTTAGTAGTAGCAAATACTATGCTACCCTCTGGAAACTTATGTATGCCTAGCTTACGCTCTTGAAACGCTGTAAGACATGCGTTCTGTACAGCCTTACTACCCTTACCTAGCTCATCAAACATAAGCAACAAAGGCTTACCTAAGTGCAGACCAAACTCCTCATTAGGTATAAAGGAACACACTGGCACACCCTCTAGTGTACGTATCTGAGGGATAAGAAAATCCCCAACATCTTTTGTTGTTATATCTATGTAGCATGGGGTGTGTGTGGGGTGTAGCTTAGCTAACTCCTTAAGTATCGCTGACTTACCGCAACCCATCTCGCCTTGTACAAGGACGGATATTTTATCTCCGATGCTACTGATTAATTTAATAGTGTCTTGCATACTGATTGAACTATATGGTTTCTTCATTGTCTTATCCCAGTTGCGTAGTACGTTCGTACTACAAATTAAATTATTATGTCAGCCCCTTAAGGGGACGAATCTCTACTACAGGTTATATTATACAGGGTTATAGCGTACTTGTCAATCCTACTCCTCACCTGCTGTATCTACTGTATCTTCATATAAATCTGTAAATAGAGGTTCTTGTCCACCGTTTACACGGTTAAGTATCTGCATGTCTAACTGCGTTTGCTCTATCTGTTGGAGGTTATACTGGTTGCGCTGAGCTTCTTGTTGTTGCTCGAGTGAGTTGTAGCCGTGATACCTATAGCCGTACCCATAATCACGAGAGTCTACTGCATGTGCTGTACCTGACAGTAACATTACTGCCCATATTATATTTCTCATAGCTGTTCTCCTATTGGGTATGGTTCACTTCTATCATATATGCTAAGACTCTGTATTATACTTATTGTTTGTGGGCACTCTATACTATCTCCATCATCTCCCTCTCCGTCATTACCGTCTTGCTCTGTATCACCTGCCTCTTCACCTACCCTAGCAAACTCCCACGCACAGCCTTGTTCTTTCGCATCTTCAAGCAACTGAACGTGTGCTTTCACCCAATCATAGTCGTCATACCACTTAACGCCCTCATATGAGAGTAAGACCGTCTCATCGTCTATCAACGCAAAATCCTTTAGCTCTATCT